TTTAGATGTTTGGGCTAATCCTGATAAAAAATCACAGGGATTTGGTGGACAAGCTACTAGTGTTCTAAATCCAGTTGGTATGGCTGGGGCCATAGCTACGCTACCATTCTCTCCATTTTCTACTACACAACAAGCCATTGATGCCGGTGAATCTGCTTCTAGTGCTGCTGCAATGGGTTTAACAGATGCTCTAGGTAACGTAGTAGGTATTGCTGCACCACCATTTAAAGGTGCTGGAATAGCCGCTAAGATGGCTTCTGGAGCAGCTATAAATGCTGGTCAAGATGTTCTATCTAGACAAGCTATTTCTAACATGGCTGAGACTAAAGCAGGTCAAGAGTTATTTAAGCCTACTGTAGAATCAACAGCTTTAGCTGCAATACCTGGAGCTGGTATTGGAGGTATTCATGGAGTAGTTACTAATAGAAAAGAAAAGCTTCAAGCAGAGGCTGACAATATTCTTAAAGAAATACAAGAAGTAACTTCTAAACAAGGACCTATTAGTAAAGAACTAACTACTAAGGCTATTCGTTCTGCTGATGAACAAGCTCTTTCTTCCGAGAAGAACTTGTATGGATACATGCGTGTATTTGATAAGTTACAAGAGTCTGATCCTATTAAAGCACAGGATTATCTACAAAGTATTATTCCTAGAGTTAAACAAGACTTACTTATTCTTAGAACAGACCTAGGTAGTATTGATAAACTGTCTGCTAAACAACCAGATCACGGATATGAGTTTAGAAGTAAAGGTGATGTAGCTGCTGCTAAGGTTATAGAGAAGTTTAAACTCACTGATGAAGAGCCTATTGTTCGTGGTGTAAAACCAGAAGATGTTGAGAGCCAACGCGACCAATTTACTTGGGATGAACCTGCTAATAGGGTTGAAGAAACTCTAACTAGTGTGGAAGATACTAATAAAGTAATAACTCCAGAAGAAGAAGAAGTTAAACCTACACAAAATATTAGTACAGAAGATATTCCACGTAGAAGAAATCGTACACAATCTCAAGATGATCCTTGGGTTTCTAGAGAAGAGGATAATGTCTATCAAGGTAGATGGGATGGAGAAACTTCTAAAGTAGATTTACCAGAAGACATTACATTCAAAGATATACCAGAAGAATATAAACCAGTTATTGAAAGAGCATTAAAGACTCTTGGTTTAGATAAAGAACTTATTAAATTCTCTCAGATAGAGGAAGTTGGCTCTGGTGTTCGTTATAATGAAGATGGAAGCTACACTATTGCATTAGGTAAAAGCATTCTTCCAGATAATATAAAAAGTAAGTATCCTAATTTAGATGCTGTTCAATTAGAAAATCTATCTAAAGCTTGGACTATTGCCCATGAACTTGGGCACATTATTTTAGTTAAATCATTACAAACTGACATATTCATACAAAGGCATAACAATTCCTATTTAAGTTTAATTATATTTGGCTGTGCTGCAGGAGTTGGGCCAGCTACATCAGAAAAACTAGTTCCATAATTAGTATAAGAACTAGGTACACCACCACCTTGTGGAATAACCATACCCTCTTCTTTACTTCTGGCAGTATTTAAATCTACTACTTGCTTCATATAGTTTTGAACACGTGGGTCAGAGTCTGGTATGCCAGAAGCACGTAATTTTCTAATTTGTTCTTGATAGTGTGAGATACGTTGATCTATACTCATCTTATCAGAACTATTACCAGTATTACTAGCATTAGCTTGCGCTAAACCTTGATTACCTTTTAGCATTTGTAACCATCTTTCTTGCCATGTTTTCTCATCTGATCTATTTCTAGTATCAGTCATGTTCTTAGCAAGAACATCCATATCTTTAGCATACTGAGCACGAGCTGCTGGGTTCTTTTGTATTTCTTGAATAATACCCAGAACTTGTTTATCTTGTTCTGGTGACAACACACCTTTCGTTTGCTGATATAGTTGTCTTTCAGAACCTTGTTTTAATGCATTGGATAGAATAGATACAAATTTAATTTGACCTTGATCTAATTGGTCAAACAGTTGTTTAGCTTTTTCAAATGGAAATAATTCCATCTTACGTTCAATATCTAAACCTTGGAACTGCTCTGCACTCATAGCATTAGCACCTTTCTGTGCTAATATTTCTGGAGTTTGAACAGCTCTAGTTAGATCATTAGCCATTACTTTTGTGTCTACATCAGCAGCAGATTGGGCAAGTTCCCAAGGTAGTTTTTGTTCTCTAATATCCATTTGCTGTCTAGTGTTGGCAGTATTAGCAAACATATTACCTAAGTCTGCACCTTGTTTTAAACCACCAGCAAAACCTCCAGCCAAACCAGATGGTTCATACTTACCCATAATGTCAGTTAGTGCCATATTATTTTACCTTATTCATAGCCCACATAGAAGCTAGTGGGTTTATTAAATTACCATAACTATTTCTATTAGCCTGACCTAAACTAACTTGTCTATCCCACTGTCCTTGTTGGGCTTGTGGTAAGTAAGAAGTGTTATAACTAGCCTGTGCTTTAGAATTCATATCAGCTAATAGTTTTGGAAGTGTTCCTGTTCTACCAGCAGCACCCATCTTGTTAGCAGCAGTCATGTAACCTTGTTTATCAAAATAACTATTACGATATTCTTCTAATGTCATTGGCTTCATACCTTTAGCAATTTGTTCTGCTTTATGTATTTCATACTGGTCTGTTAGATAGCTACCAATACCAACCATACCAGCCAGAGCAGTTCCTTTAGGCATACCATACTTAGCTAGAGAAGCATCAGTATCCCCAAACCATTTACCAATGTTACCAGGTACTTTATTTAAACCTGAGTTCGAGAACATAGATTTAAGTGTAGCTGGTTGCGCCGCTGCTGCCGCTGTGGCAGGTGCAGTGTTAGCATATCCTACTTGTCCTTGTGGATTCTCAAATCCATCTGGAATAGCTGAAGTTGTATAATCACCAACCCTATTATTATAATTCATCTCTCCAACAGGATTGTTAGCAGTACTAGTAATTTCAGCTAATGTTGGGGGTGTTTGTTGTACCGTATCTGCTAAAGGATTCTCATAAGCATTACCTTGCCCCCAAGTTGTTACACCATTACCTTGGTATCCACCAGCAGTTTCAGCGCCCATACTACTTTCAAATGGAGCGTGTTCAATTCCAATTTGCATTGGACCAGTACTATCTAATGAAGATGAATTAGCTATCTCCCACTCAGATGCACCAAGACCTTGAATACTACCTCCATCTTGTCCAACCATATTACCCCAATCTGAGTCAGGAATAGTACTACCAGTACTTATCTCACCAAAACCAGAACCTGTAGAAGAACTTAGTTCTCCTAAACCAGAAGCGATACCCTCTGCTCCCCAGTTACCGGCAGCAGCACCCATGTTCTGACCTATAGCTCCAGCAGACAATCCTTGTTCTGCTAATTGGGCAGCATCTGCTGCCATAAAAGCACTATCTGATAGTCCTTCTGCACCACCACCAAAAGCACCCCCAATAGTACTACCAATAAAATTACCAGCGGCCCCAGTTAAGAAACCCTTTCCAAAATCACCACCTTGAGCAGTAGCCATTAAACCTCCGGCTACCCCAGCACCAATATACCCACCGACACCCGATAGTATTGTGCCAGCAAAGGCAGCTTCTCCTATGGATGCTCCAACAGCACTTACAACAATACCTATGACGGGCATGTATCTCTCCTTAATATATAACCGAATGAATACATGTCTAGGTAAGACCCATCCGTAGTTAAGTATTCTTCTTTATGTGTTCCCTCTACTACAAACCCAACTCGTTTTTGTAATTTAATTAAATCTTTAAATGGGGTTTTAGTAACAATCTTATGTATCTTTGTATGGTCTTCTAGGTACCGTAATAATTCTTTAGCACCATCTAAATAATCAAAGATGGAGGCTTCCTTTCCTCTTAAACTATCTAGCATAACAACACCAGGAAGATAGTCATGTAGAAAGAATACACAATGTTTATGATAGGCTACAACAAGAACACCGCTCTTTACTTGTGCTGCACAAGAAGTTACCACTAATGCAGCATCCTCCATATCAGTGTGCCATCCAAACTGCTTACTATCACTATTTAGAATAGTATCTTGTACGTAGTCTGGTAATTCAGATGAGAAAAAATATTCCATTATGTTGCTGCCGTGTATGAAGTTAAAATACCATTCTGAAAAGTCATACTACCATTAGCTCCACCAGCAGTTATTTTAGCTGTAGTTATTGTTACATTAATACCACCAGTAATAGTAGTATGTGCTTGTGTACCAGTATGATTTGCTCTACTTCTATCAGCACTATGATAATGTAATGTACTATCCCCACTATCAGTTAAATCTGTAGCTTGTGTTGATGTTAGATGATATCGTTCTGTACTACTGCCACCCTGTATATTCTGTAAATCGTTATGATTTCTAGTTAGTATATCAGTTAAATTACTACCAACTTTACTTATAGAAGTCCAGGTTAGACTCTCAGATAAATTATTTACAGAATTCTTAACTCTAATATACCAATCTTGCCATATAGAAGTATCTTCTGTGTTTGGTGGCGGAGGTATTTTAATCGCCATTAATGATCCCCAATAGTGTATACAATCTCTAAAGCTTCCAGCCTTAGTCTACTATTACCACTATGCTGAAGTCTCCAAGCTCGCCGTCTAGCTGCTCCTGTGCGGGTGTAATATGGACGACTACCTATACTTAATACTCTTGGTGAAGACCAAGTAGCATAATCATCATCAGACCAACTTAAAGACACACTATGTCCTGTACTATCCCCAATTAATATGGTTTGTGTAAAGAACTTATAATTATCAGATTCAAAGTCTTGTTTAGCTAATGTAACATTAACACTAATGGGTTGGTCGAAATCTTGGAATAGTTCTGGATTCATTTGGTATATCTTTCCATTACTTTCATGTTGTAGTAATAATATTCCATTAGCATCAGCAAAATAACAGAAAGGAAGTTTACCACCATTATAATCCCACTCAGTCCAAAATTGTTCTTCTAAGTCATAGACAAATGTTTTATCTGGTGTAGGTAAATTTATTACAAATAACATGTGCCCAGCAACACGGGCACCAAAACCTGTGATGTTGTTAGTATGATCTTCTAGATCAATATACTTTTCAATATATTCAGTTGAAATTTCTTTAGCAGTACTACCATCAATTCTCCAAACACCATGACCACCTAAAGCACTATTACCAATAAACATTATAGTGCGCTCAGATTGTAAAATAGCATTTCTATTTAAACTACCTGTTTGTAATAATAATGTTTCATGACTTAAAAAAGGACTATCATATTCAGATGGAGGTAAGTCATTTGCCTTTGCAGAGTTATACATAAACTCAGTTGAGTTTGTACCAAAAGAAACTATGTAATTATTCTGTCTAGCTAAACCAACAACATTATCTGGAAAACTTTCAGAACTAGCAAAAGCAAGGGGACTCCAACTATTAGGAACAGTTAAAGAACTATTATATAAGTCATGACTATTAGCATCTGGTAGTACAATGAACCCATCCATGTAAATTGGAGTTGGAATATGTGGAGTAGGAAATCCACCATACTCACCAGCACACTCAAATACCACACTGTTATTAGTAACTGTCAAACCAACAGTTGTTGGCCAAGTTGGCTCTGTTCCACCAGTAGTTCCAGCAGTTGTACACTTATACCAGTAACCAGATTCTGTTGTTGGTATTCTTAAATCTCCAACAGCATATGCAGTAGAAACAGTATATTTGGCAGGACCAGTATAAGTTCCACTTCTAACCCAAGACACAGCACCATCAGTATTTGTAGTAGACCACGTCGGTTCTGTTGCTCCACTTCTACCAGACACAGTACAGGTATACCAATAGGTTCCAATTGATGTTGGAACTATTCTATCTCCTACCTCATATAAAGTATTTGCCTGCCATTGTAAGTGCTTATTATCTACTCTTGTAATAGTGCCAGAATAAGTAATAATCCAAGCATCAATACCATCGGCTAAGAAAAGTCCTTGTCTACCAAAATCATCATTATTAACAAATTCTACAGCACCACACATACCTGTAGATGTAGAGAGTGTTTGTACTGCTGTAGAATCTTTATATAAAACACTACCAAAAACAGAGTAAACACTACCAGCAAAATACCAAATACCCCTACCTTCAGAAGCAGTAGTTACTGCAGTATGTAGAGAGGTACCTGGTCGTTTAACCAAGAATAATTTCTTAGTATTAGTAACACTATTAGTAGAAGTTTCTATAACACAATTAACAAACTTCTGGTCTTTATCAAGTGTAGTACTTCTTTGTTGACTATTTCCAACTAGAGGAACACGTACTGTTTTTTTAGTTATATTACCAGCAGTAGTTTGTTTTGTAGCCATTAGTAATTCCTAGGTGTTATTTGAAAACTACCTTCTTCCGTTCCAAAACCATTTGCTTCATTTTTGAGAAGCATATATTCTTGGAGAAGTTGTTTTCTATCTTCCAGTGTTATTCCATATTCACCAGCTAGTCTTGTAGCTAATCCATATTTGATAGTTTCAAACCATTCTTGTGGAAAGTCTGGAGTATCTGAACTAGCATCAAAATCTTCAAAAGGTCTTTGATATACTATACGAATAGTTTTAGTAGCAGCTTCTGTACTTGTTGGTACAGGGAAAACATTCATTATACCATATTCTCTCTGAACATCATAATATAATTGTACCGGAATGCCAGATGATGTTTTATTACCAAGACGATTATATTCATCTCTAGTAACAATACGCATAGGTACATCTACATTAGTTACACTATCATGAACATAAGCTTGTATGATTTTTAATGGTTTTGGTATAGCTATTGTAGAAGTTAATCCAATACTATAAGTAGCTGTACTAGCTGTTAATGGGATACTATATTCTTTAATAGCCCATAGTTGCATACCATCTACTTGTAGAGCCTTAACAAGCATGTTAAGAGACTCATTAGCCTCTGTTACTTGATCGGTTAAGGGGGTATCCCCAAGAGCTATTGCTCCAACCAATCTAAGGGCACCAGAGATGATTTGATCCCTAGTAACTGTAAAGTCTGTACTATTCGATGTTGTCATTAAATCTCCGTTTCTTAGCTGGGGCCGCTGGTAATTTTATTGGTAGTACTATTGGGGGTGCTTTTGGTGGTGGTGCAGAAGGACTATCAGATAGTGCTTTTATGGCAGCAGATGCTGCCCAATTAGCAGAACAAGGATTGTCTGCTGGAGCTATAGGTCAGAACATGGGTGCTGCTGCCGGTAACTGGGGAGCAGAGGGTATCGCTTCTGGTTTAGGAGAACTAAGTTCTTCTACAGGTTCTGGTTTTGGTGAGATAAGTACTGGTAGTACTATTCCTGACTCAGATTGGGGTAATATGGTTGGACAAGATGGAGGTAGTATTCAAGGTCTTGGTGCATCTGAGTGGGAGATAGCTAATTCATCTTCATTAGATAGTACTGGTCCAATGCAAATTGGAATTGAACATGCTCCATTTGAAAGTAGTATGGGTGCTGAAACTGCTGGTGGATACCAAGGTAATGGTGTAACAACTTGGGGGCAAGGTAATGCTTATGAGAATCCTTTAGCAGATACGGTACAACAAACACCCCCAACATTAGCTGAAATTACTAGTACTGCTAACAATCCTGTTGGAGAGATGAATTATAATAATAGGGTTGGTGATTATACAACTTCAGCTATTCCAGATGGATTTGAGAATCCACAAGGACAAGTAGGATATGCTAACACTGCACCTGCCACAGCGGCAGCAGCGGCGCAACCAGCTACACTTAAATCTATGTTCTCGAACTCAGGTTTAAATAAAGTACCTGGTAACATTGGTAAATGGTTTGGGGATACTGATGCTTCTCTAGCTAAGTATGGTATGCCTAAAGGAACTGCTCTGGCTGGTATGGTTGGTATTGGTAGCTATCTAACAGACCAGTATGAAATACATAAAGCAGAACAAATTGCTAAAGGTATGAAGCCAATGACATTAGAAGAATATCGTAATAGTTATTTTGATAAACAAGGTTACATGACTGCTGCTAACAAGATGGGTGCTGCTGGTAGAACAGGAACACTTCCAAAACTATTAGCTGATATGAATTCTAAAGCACAGGCTAGTTATAACACTTCTTACTTACCACAAGCCCAACAAGGACAGTGGGATAGACAAGTTAGTTTAGGTCAGGCTAATAGAAATAGTTATGGTAATTTAATAAACCCACTAGCTTCTATGTGGGCTATGAATAAGGTAAAATAATATGGCACTAACTGACATTATGGGTAAGTATGAACCATCTGGTTTGGCTGGAGGTTTTGCTGGTGGTTTAAAACAAGGTGCAGACTTAGGTAATATGTTTGCTAATACTGCCAACACTAGACAGCAAATGGATATTAGAGAACAAAAACTACCTTGGGAACTTGCCCAATCTGCTGCTGATGTAGACACAAAAGTAATGGCTAATGATCTAACTAGAGCTGTTCAAACTCCAGAAATATTAGCACAGAAAGGTGCTAATGCTATGAGTGCAGAGCAGTTCCAAGGTTTAGATATTGAACGTAAGATGGAATTATTTCCATTTGAAAAAGCTAAACAACTGTTTGACCAATTAGATCAAGGTCAAATTAAATTTGTATCTATTCTATCCAATGCATTAAAACAAGGTTCTGAAAGACAACTATATCAGCAAACGAAAGGTGTGTTGTCACCAGAACAAGATAAACAAGTTCTGGGTATTATTCAAGAAATACAAAAGAACCCAGCAGCTCGTGCTCAGTATGCTAAAGATATGGATGTTCTTGCTAAGAACATGACTGATACTAGAAATAGATCAGATGAGAAAACATGGCAAGAAAGATGGTTACAAATGCTAAAAGGTAATCAAGGTTTAGCGCAAGCTAATGCTAGTAATACTGGTAATAGTTCTGATAAGATGAGTATAGATCAACGTATCTCACACTATCAAGAACAAATTAGAAAATTACGTGCTTCTGGCATACCAGACTCTGACCCACGTGTTCAAAACTATATGAAGCAAGTAGTAGATTTAAATACTGCCAGAAGTAAAGAAGAGGGTATGGTTATTCCACAAGGTGGTGGTGTACCTAGTTCTTATACTAATTATGGAACTAGTTTTTCTGATGTAGCTGGCCCAACTCCTGCAGCACAGCCAAATATAATTAAACTTAAATAGGAATTGTTATGCCTTTGTATGAATATGTCAGTTTGTAATGATTTAACTAAAATAATGTGCCCAAGTTCATGGGCAATAGTCCAAGCTTTAGATAGATTTTCTAATTGAACAGCATCTAAATTAGGATACTTACTTTTTATATTATCTGGAAGAATGCTTTTACCTAATGCAATAGTGTAGCTTCCATCTTCATTATAACGAACACCAGAGCCAACTTCCTCTATCTGAGAGAATTTAATAAGTTCTTTATCTAAACCAAGAGTCTTTAATGCTCTTTCAATAACTGGTTTATATTCTTCTGGTATATCTTTGAATGTAATGTCTTCTGGTAAATCTACTTTAGAAGTTTCTCCATCCCATCTACCTTGATAGACATTATCCTCTTCTCTAGAAACCCAAGGATCATCTTGAGATTGTGTACGATTTCTTCTACGTGGAATATCTTCTGTACTAATATTTTGTGTAGGTTTAACTTCTTCTTCTTCTGGAGTTATTACTTTATTAGTATCTTCCACACTAGTTAGAGTTTCTTCAACCCTATTAGCAGGTTCATCCCAAGTAAATTGGTCGCGTTGGCTCTCAACATCTTCTGGTTTTACACCACGAACAATAGGCTCTTCATCAGTGAGTTTAAACTTCTCTATAACCTTAGCAGCAGCTACATCACCTTTACTTCTAAACTCATATCCGTGATCTGGTTGTTTAGCAGACAGTTTATCAATACTACCTAGGTCTGTTCTAAGAATAAGTAAGTCTTGTTTAACTCTAGGAATAATACTTTGTAGATAATCCTGTGCTTTAATAGGATCAGACTCTTGTAACTTATCAAATACACGCATGTATCCATACAAGTTCTTCTCGGAAGAAAGAGCTTGTTCATCAGCAGAACGAATAGCCTTAGTAGTTAGTTCTTTACTAATAGGTCCTTGTTTAGAAGTTACTTCTTGTATTTCTTTAAGAATATTGTCAGCCTCTGCTTGAAGCTTTTCTTTTCTATTAGTAACTACTCCATGAATACCTCCAATACCAGCTCCAGGTATTGCAGCTAAAGCTGTTGATTCTACAGTAGGCTTAAATAACTCTTGACCTGCTTTAGTCTCAGCCATGTTAGAAATAGCTTGTCTAGATAGAACATCTTGACCAGCATTTATAGCTGCTCCAGAAGCCATCTTAGCGGCTATTCCAGCACCTTTAAATGGTGGTGCAGCAATACCTACTACGTTACCTAGAGCATCTGTTAAACCCATTGCAGCAGCACTAGAAGCAGATTCACCGGCATCAATGGCTTGTTGTGTAGTAGAAAATGGAGAGAATGGTAGCGTAGCTATGGCCCCAGCCATACCAACTGGATTTAGAACACTAGTAGCTTGTCCACCAAATCCCTGTGATTTTTTATCAGGATTAGCCCAAACATCTAAA